TTGACGATTCCGAAGATATCCCGGATCAGCTGTTCCTGCCAGGGCAATAGCCAGAACCGTTTTCCTGCCCATTTGCCTTTGGTATGGCAAAGGTTCTCGATGAACTTCACAGCCCTGTCAGCCTTCGCTTTATCATAATGAGATGTCGGAAGCATAAATCTTGACGGCTTGTAATTCTTAAGCTTCGGATAACCCGCAGGTCTTCTCTCCGCCATTAAGCCTCACCCCCAAGTAATGCCTCCATCTCATCCTCATCATCCTTGCCGACACCGGATGCTGCCATGATCCTTGATCTGGCTGAAGGTGTAAGTCCGAACTCGGATGCCGCCTGCATCATAAGTCGCTGTTCCGTGTTACAGATAGCAACCCACGGATTCGGTCTCTGCATCCCATTCTCTGTTTCATAGGTGGCACCCTCGGAATTGATATGCTCCTGAGCCTCTTTCCATCTGGCATAGGACTGACAATATGCTGCAAATGCAGACCGGTCGATCTCCGTCAGCACTCCCATCTGATTCAGTTTTTCCGATAGCCGGATCCATTCTGTCTTGGCTTCCGGCAATAACCATGCAGGGCAGTCGGGCATTCCCTTACCCGGATTCGGTTCTTTTGTGTTCAGTTTTCTCTTTCCCGGATTGCCTTCCAGCTTTTTCACAGCTGTAGGCTTCGGCTTTCTTCCAGCCATAGAGCATCGCCCTCCTTCCTTCCAAATTTCACTTTTCATTTCGCGATTTTGCACGCGTGACCCCCGCGCCGTTCCCTGGGAGCCTTACCTGTAGAGATTTCACCCGCCCCTACCCGCGATGGTTCCCCCAATAGTCTCCTCTCTTCGCGTGTATGGTTGAATGACACGACTTGCACAGCGCGATCAGATTACTACGATCGTGCGTGCCACCTTCACTCAACGGCTTCTTATGATGTATCTCTTCAGTCGGCACGATAATTCCACGTTCAAAACACAGCTCACAGAAGGGATGCTCCGCAGCATATTTGTCACGGATCCTCTTCCATGCACGACCATATCTTTTCTTTGTGGATTTATCACGGCCATACTTCTCATAGTTACTGTTGACCTTCTGCTGATGCTCCGGACAGTATCGTCCATCAGTAAGATTCGGACAGCCCGGATAAGCACAAGGATTCTTTGGTTTGCTTGGCATCTGTCCACCTTCTTTCCCACAGAAAAAGCCGCCACGGATTCTGTGTCCGTAACGGCTCCTTCATCTTAGCCTTTTGCCATTTTAACAATATCACATAGGCTTACTGTATCGAACTTGATTTTACTGTATTGTTTTAGGAATCTTGATTTCATCCAGGGCATTTCTGTGAAGGCGGAATACATTATCGATGCCGTATCCCAGCTCGATGGCGATCTCTTCCCATCTCATATAGGACAGGTACCTAAGTTCCAATACTGTCTGAAGCTCTGTACTCTCCACTGCTTTTATCCTACGGATGATATCCTTCTTCAGTTCAACTAGCTCCACCATATCCTTATTGATCTCGTTTTCAAGTTCGATGATCTTTATCACTGCATCTTCCAAACGAGAATGTCCTTTGTTCGGATTCTTCGGCATATCCGAATAAGTCACGGTCGCTTTGGTTGCCAGATCATGAAGTTCCTCTATCTGCCCCAGCTTGCTCTCAATACGCTGATTCAACCCAAAGGCCTGTGATAAATATTTCTTAGCTGCTATCTGATGTTTGTTCATAAGCTACCTCCGATTGGATTTATTTTTCTTCCCTCGGATTGACTCTGATTGTCTTATTTCGTCCTGGAGCCTCCGAATCAGGTATTCCCCGTCAACATCGGTCAGCATGCTGTACCAACCGGAACGGAAGAACTTCTCAATCTCCAAGGCTTCGCTGATTGCCTCTCTATTTTTCGGATGTGCCTTGATCTTCTTCAGCGCCACCCTGTAATCGGATACTGCCTGTAAAACGATAGTATTCGCCAATCGCTCATACGGATCCTCCGCCAGATTCTTACTTCCTGCCATAGGCACTCACCTCAGCTTTTACGGCATCGATCAGTCTGGACTGTGTATCGCCTTTATGCGACAGCGCCTTCAATATCCTCTCATCAATTGTGTCTGCCGTAATAATATGCTGCACCACGACCGTTCCGGATTCTTGTCCCTGTCTCCAAAGCCTTGCGACAGTCTGCTGGTAAAGCTCCAGGCTCCATATCATGCCGAACCACACTAACGTATTGCCGCCGCTCTGAAGATTCAATCCGTGTCCTGCAGAAGCCGGATGAATGAGTCCTACCTCCAGTCTTCCTGCATTCCAATCCTCAATGCTCTGATCTGAATCAAGCTTTCCGTAAACAACCCCCAGGGCATCAAGCCTCTCAATAATTCTTGTCAGGTCATGCTTGAACCAGTACGCCACAAGAATGTTCTTGCCGTTTGCGGCTTCGATGATATCTTCCAAAGCATCCAGTTTCTTATCGTGGATGAACTCGATGCCACCGGCATCGGAATAAACGGCACCATTTGCCATCTGTGTCAGCTTCCCCGAAAGCGTAGCAGCATTGGCAGCTGTCACTTCACCGCCCGGCAGATTGATCACCAAGTCACTGGCCATCGCCTCATATTTCTCACGCTCATCCTCATCCAGATATACCGGATATTCGGAATTGATCAGTTCCGGCATCTGCAAATGGTCTGTACCCTTCATGGAAATCGTGATATCGGAGATCCTGTCATAAATCCTCTTATCGGCACCCTTCCTGAGTCTGTAGCTGTAAACAATCGGACCGTTCGTCTGATCCGGCACAAAATACTCTGTTCGATATTGGCTGATGAACCTTCCCAGCCTCTCTCCCTTATCCAGAACCTTGTATTCTGCAAAGAGATCCATCAGACCGTTGCTGGAAGGTGTTCCGGTCAAGCCGACAATTCTTTTCACCCTTGGTCTAACCTGCATCAGCGCTTTGAACCTCTTCGCCTGCCAGTTCTTAAAGGATGACAACTCATCGATCACCACCATATCGTAGTCAAATGGCAGCCCGCTCTTCTCGATCAGCCAGGGAACATTCTCTCTGTTGATAATGTAAATGTCCGCATCCGCCTGAAGCGCTTTCATCCTCTCTGCTGCCGTACCAACTGCTATGGAGTACCGAAGCCCACGCAGCTGATCCCACTTCTGTATTTCTGCAGACCAGGTATGCTTCGCCACTCGAAGCGGTGCGATGATAAGAACCTTTGTCACCTCAAAGCTGTCAAACATCAGGTCATTCAGTGCTGCCAGCACGATACTGGTCTTACCCATACCCATATCCAACAGGATCGCCGCTATGGGATGCTCCTTTATGAAATTGATCGCATATATCTGATAATCATGAGGATTGTATTTCATCCAGTATTCCTCCAATCTGCTCCGGATCATCAAGTACATAAACCCGGAAGCCTAATCTCATCAGAAGCCGGTGCCGTGAAACCTGCAGCGGTCTCGGACGTTCACCCGGAGCCTTGACCTCCACCAGTCCGAAGCGCCTTCCCGGCAGTAAGACGATCCGGTCGGGCATCCCATCAAATCCTGGGGACACCCACTTCGGACAGATACCACCGCGCTTTTTCACCTCTGCGACCAGCTTCTGTTCTATGACTTTTTCACGCATCGCAAACCTCCATCAAAGTTTTCAGGTGTGCAGGTCGTGAAAGTCGTCCCGTAAACTCCCTTTAAGGCATTTTCAAAAAACTCTCTTATAGGACTTTTAGTAGTAGACCTTCACGACCTGCACAATGGCTTAAAATCAACGTTTCTGATAGTTCACCATTCTGAAAACAGTTACTCTATTGACCTGCATGACCTGCACATCAGTCCAGGAAGTCCTGTCCTTCCTTCAGGCTAAGGCCGTGAACCATGATTCCGGAGCGCGTCTTGCGTCTGACAAAACCCGCCTTCTCGATTGCTGAATAGAAGTCTGTCGTGCTTCTGGTAAACTCACCATTCTGCAGGCAGTACGCCCTGTATGCCTGATACAGCTCCCCGGACTTCTCCGAAGCATCCTTATCGATGTCACAGCAATCAGCCAGGAAATGTCCCATCCAGTCGTTGTCCTCGCGGTATGCCTCAATCGCATCCTCCACGACCTTCGGCAGCGGTACCTTGAAATCCATCTCCACTGCCTTCTTTGCCCCTTCAATGATCCAGCTCATAATGAAGGAACCGGCGTGGTCGTACAGGTAATCCGCATAATTCTTAATGTCATTCTTCCCGGTGATCTTCGCATTGAAGGGAATCACGATCAGCCTTCTCCAGATGCCATCATCATTGGCACCCACCTTCGGCAGGTGGTTCGTGTACAGAACCAGCGTATGTGACGGAACAAAGTGGAACGGAGCCTTATACTTTTTCTCCGCCTGGATCTCATCCGTAGAGCAAAGCTGCTTTACCGTTGCCGTATTCAGCCTCATACCTTCCTCCATTTCAGAAGAAATGATGAGCCTGCGGCCTTTCAGTTCTGCCATCTCCGGCTTGATATTTCTCTTGCAGTTCATGGTCAGTGCTTCCGCAGACAATTTCCCGGCGTAATCGCCTAGGACCCGGAAGATCGTGTTCCAGAAAGTCGATTTACCGTTGGCACCGCCACCGTAGGCAATGATCATATGCTCCTGATAGACCTTCCCGATCGCCGCCATTCCGACTACCAGTTGCACATAGTCGATCAGCTGCTGATCCTTGCAGAAGAAAAGCTTCAGGGCATCCAGCCACAGCTGTTTCCCGTCCTCACCCGGAGCACAGGTCGTGATCTTCGTTATCAGGTCTCTCGGATCATGCGGCTGCTCCCCGGTCAGGCCTTTCTTCAGGTCATAGGTGGCAACCGGCGTATTGATCAGGAACTCATTCTTGTCCAAGTCATTCACGTCGATCCCGATCATCGGCTTCGCAGCATTCCCGGTTGAAATGATGTATTTGTAATCACGCCTCTTCAGCACAAACTTCAGATAAGTCTCCGCTGCCATGAGTGCATACAGAAGCGGCATCTGATCCGGCGTGACTTCCTTGGCCACGGCTTTTGATCCGTTCTTTACGATCGGTTCCGGTATCCCGGCATCGACCAGAGCCTTCTCCGCATCTTCCTTATCCTGCTGGGCATCTACCAGCTGCAGGTCAAGGAACTCCTCGATAGCACCAATGGCCAGCTGCACATCCTCTACCCAGCGTTCGCCGTCATATCTGAGATAATCCGTAGCCGCTGAGAACCTGAGCTCACTGCCATATTCCTGCACCAGCACCTTCGCCTGCCCGATATCTGAATAGTCCTCCGGTTTCAACGATGCATCGCTGAAATCGGCATTGTACTGATCCGGCGGCACATATCCGTCAGAGGAAGAAATCTTCTTATTGAAGAACCTCACGGCGCTGTTCCAGATGGTGTTTAGCTCTGCCTCCGGAAGCGGCGGATCACATTTCTCCGCATGCTCCATGAATGCCACATGAGCCTTTTCCGTATCGCCGTACCTCTTAAGGATCCTGGACGCAAACCGGCTCATGGTGTTATTGCGGTTCCCCTGAAGAATCGGACCGGAGCTTGTACCCTCCTGCTTCTCAGGCTCATCCGTCTCCACGGTTGGGCTGATCTCTTCATCAATCGTCATCCAGCCTTCATGCCAGATCACCTCTCCGGTATCCGCGCCGAAGATGAATCTTGCCGCGTCCAACGCATTATCATCGAAAAACGTGTACTGCTTCTGGATTGCGATCTTCAGACCGGCATATACCTTCTCATCTGTAATCTCTTCAATCTGGAAATAAACATGGAACCTCGGTCTCTCGGATTTACCATCCTTCACCTTCATGTGGTTACGGCTGAACGCTATTGCATAGGAAAAATCTCCGAACAGCTCTTCCATCTTCTCCGGCGTGATCCACTCTTCCGGATCCTCGGAGTGATCGTTGTCACAGTCCATGACCGCCACATTGGAACGGATGAAGTTTTCCTTGCTGCGGTAATTCTTCTTATATTCACCGCACACATGGTCCTTCTTGATGGCTTCCTGCAGCTCCGCCGCGTTCTCTGCTTCCACCCGGTTCGGGTACAGGCAGTTCTTTGCGTCTGAGACCACATTGGCCGTCTGCAACACTAAGCGCATAAGCAAACCTCCTGTATAAAGTAGTAAAGCCCCTACGGCTTTCCACTCCTTAAAGTTCCCTAGCTCACCGTCATTCCGATGAATCACGGAACTTTTTTCATTTTCCGAATCGCTTCCTTTTATATGGCGAAA